GTGCTGGAGTTGGCACGGTTGGCGGACAGGTTGGGGCTGAATGAGGCGGGCAAACGGATTGGTTATAGCGGGCCGACTGTCTCTCAAGTGATCAATAATCGCTATCAGAAAGGCGATGTGGCTCGGGTTGAGGGGATGGTGCGGGGTGCGTTGATGGCCTCAATTGTGATCTGTCCGATTTATGGGGAGATGGCGCGGAATGTTTGTCTGGAATGGCAGGCGAGGCCGTTTTCTTGCGCCAGCAGCAATTGTGTGCGGATGTATCAGGCATGCCGGGCTGGATGCGTGAACAGCAAATACAAACAAGGAGAAGAGTGATGGATATGGACATAGGAACAGTAAACGCAACGATAAAACCCAATACGGCCCCGCTGCGTGAGGTAGATGGCAAGTTTTATATGGCGGATGCGAGGGGCGCGTTGGTGCCGGTGGAGCTGGTGCGGGCGGAGGATAAGCTGGAAGATGAGGTGGTGAGGAAGATTGTGGGATATGCGGTGGATTTGAATGGGCAGATTGAGCGGTTTCGTGGCCATACGATGGCGGATCTGGGCGAGTTTGATGCGCTGTTGGCGCAGGAATATAGGACGGTCAAGGGCGGCAGGAAAGGGAACCGAACCTATCAGACATTTGACGGTTTGCAGAAGGTGCAGGTGGCGATTCAGGATACAGTAGATTTTGGGCCGCAACTGCAACAGGCGAAAGCGCTGCTGGATGAGTGCTTGAATGAGTGGTCGGAGGATGCCAGACCGGAGATACGGGCGGTGATTACGCGGGCTTTTAATACCGACAAGGAGGGCAAGATTAACCGGTCGGAGATTTTTATGTTGCTGCGGCTGGATATTGAGGATGAGCGGTGGCGTGAGGCGATGCGGGCGATACGGGATGCTTGCCGAGTGATTTGTCGTAAAGAGTATGTACGGTTTTATCGGCGGGGGACAATAGAAGAGAAGTGGCAAGCAGTGACGATTGATTTGGCAAAGGTTTGAAATCAAGAGGCGTGGAGGCGCGAAGTCGCCGACAGGGAAAGAAAAAATCATGGAAAAGGATCGGGAGAAGATCAAGCGGCGGATTGCGGCCTTGTTGCAGATGACTAGGGAACGCGGCTGTACGGAAGCGGAGGCGATGGTGGCGGCTTCCAAGGCGGCCGAGTTGATGCGTGACTATGGCTTGAGTGATGCCGATATTGAAATGGGCGAGGAGAGTATTGGTGTGAAAGTTGGATTTAATGCGGCGCGGGCAGTCTTATGGGACATTATTGCGCACTGCACCAATACATCCTTGTTATGGACAAAAAATAAAGAGGCGGAAGTGATATTTTACGGCTATGCGCCTGGGCCAGAGATTGCGACTTATTTGATGAAGGTTTGTGATCGGGCGATTAATCATGAGATTGGGAAATTCAAACAGTCGAATTTTTATCGGCTGCGTCGGACGCTGACGACAAAGCGTCAGGCTGTTAGAGATTTTACATCTGGACTGATTTGTCGTCTGGATGTCAAACTACGCAGGCTTTTTGTTGAAAGCATAAATCAAGCGGCGCGAGATGCGGCGCATGAGTATTTGAAGCGTATGCATAGCGAGGCAAGGGAAGTAGGGGAACGCTCGCGACGTGTTGGCTTTGATGCGGCAATGGATCATGGCTGGACGGCGGGAGGGCGTGTACAATTAACGCACGGGATGGGTGGAGGAGCGGCGGTTTTAAGGATAGGGAGCGTGTAAGATGGGATCTTTGGCGACGATCCATGTAGGCAAGAAGCAATTGGGGCTTGATGAGGATACTTATCGGGCGATGCTGGCGCGTGTGACGGGGAAGAGTTCATTGAGGGATATGAGTGAGGGGGAGCGTGCGGCGGTGATGCGCGAGATGCGCCGGTGTGGGTTCAAGCCCGTTTCAGCAAGAGGCGGTCGGCGCGAAGCCGACGACAGGGAAGATAAAAAGGACAATAAAGGGGCTTTTAAGCAGAATTTGAAAAGGGGGAAGAAACCCAGATCTTCACTTTACAAGAAATTACAGGCGTTGTGGATCGCGGGGTATAATTTAGGCGTAGTGCGGGATCGGACGGATGCGGGGCTGGATGGTTTTATAGCGAGAAAATGTGGGGGTAGTGAGGTTCAGGCGGTTGAGGCGTTAAAGGGCTGGCTGGCGCGTGAGACGCCGGTGGATTGGGGAGCCAAGCATTATACTTCAGATGAGGAAAGAGTGGCGGCCGCACAGTGGCTGCTGTTGTGTGAGTTGAGTAGCGACAATATACATTCCCTGTCGGCGAGTGCCTCGCCGACCGCCTCTTGTTATCGCCCGGGTGGGTTTATGGCGGCGATCCAGTCGATTGTGGGGCGGTCACGGGTCGAGATGCGCGGGCAAGATTGGCATGAGGTGATGAATGAGTTGGGCTCCCGGTTGCGACATTTGCAGGCGATTGTGAAAACAAGAGGCGTGGAGGAGCGAAGCTCTGACAGGGAATGAAAAGCAAGAGGCGGTCACGGCTGTCAAGCCGTGACAGGGAAGCAAGAAAACATGGCGGTGAGCGCGGGAGGAGCGAACAGGGAATGCAAAGATGGCTGAGCATTTAACGCAGGATTTGGTGGAGTTACTGGGAGAGGAGAATTTTATTCGCTTGGTGGAGCATTATGGCGGACAGAGCTGTTATATCGCCGATAGGGCGGAGAAGTCATTTATGACTTCCGTTTTGGGCGAGGATATCATGAAGGTTTTAGCCTATTATTATGGCGGGACGCCGTTGAAGGTGCCGATAGGGCGGGCCTATCTGGCACGGCATTATCGGTTAAAGGGGATGAACAATCGCGAGATTGCGCGTAAGCTGCTTGTGACGGAGAGTACGGTTTATCGGTTGTTTAAACGTCATCCGGTACGAAAATCCGCTGCGCGGACATTGGAGGCGACAAAGCGGCACTGGGGGATGGGCAAGATCCCGAAGCATAGAAGGACGAGCCGCGATCCGAGGCAGATTGATATGTTTGGGTAGAGCAAGAGGCGTGGAGCGCGGCACGCCCGACAGGGAATGTAAGCAAGAGGCGGTCTGGCTGTTAAGCCAGACAGGGAATGAAAGAATATGTCCCCGCAAATGCGGGGCTGAACGGATGGGTGTAATCTCGTTATGATCATTCGGATTTGAATGGTTATAACGGGATTTTTTTATGGTGCGGGAAGTATCAGCCAAGGGTATTGCGGCGTTGACGTATTTGGAGGGGTGTCCATTAAAGGCTTATCGGGATGTAGTGGGGGTGTGGACGATTGGGGCAGGGTTGACGGCTTCAAGTGGTGTGGTGCGGCCTCGGGCGGGGATGGTGATCAGCCGGGCACAGGCTGACCGATTGCTGGCAGAGGCATTAGAGCGCAATTATGTGCCGGCTGTTATCAAGGTGATGGGTACGGATCAAAAGCAACATGTTGTCGATGGGGCGGTGTCGTTTCATTTTAACACCGGGGCGATAAGGCGGGCAAGTTGGGTGAAGGAATTTTTACGCGGCAATTATGCCGGAGCCAGGGCGGGGTTGACGGCGTGGCGCAAGGCAGGTGGGCGGGTGTTGGCCGGGCTGGTCAAGCGGCGCGAGATTGAAGCCGATATGATCATTAATGGTAAATATCCGGCAGTGGTCGAGAAGCAGGTGCCGCCGAGTTTTGCCGATATGTATGCGCGCTTTGCGGTGCCGGTGGGGCAAGAGGACATCAAGCGGATTGGCGATGATCTGGAGTGTCTCGGCTACATGCTGCGGGATGGGGAACGCCTGAGGAAAGCAGGGGTTGAGCAATTTCAGAAGGATCATAATCTCGCCATTGATGGGATGATTGGGCGCGCGATGTTGTCTGCCTTGAGCCGAGAGATAGATGCGCGGGTTAAATCAAAGGTAACAGCCACGACAGGCATTGGCGGCGGCGTTGTTGGCGCTGGTGATGAAGTAACGGGCGTGGCGGATGGTTGGGCCTTGATGGCGGGTTTGACTGTGTTGGCGGTGAAGATAAATCCTTATCTGCCGTGCTTAGCAAAGTTTTTATGGAGTTTCTAACCAAGAGGCGTGGAGGGGCGAAGCCCC